GGTGCTGTTTGCGCATTCGCGCACGCCAGCAGCGCCGAAGGTGTCGTCGAACGTAGCGCAAACAAGCGCGTTGGCACGATCGCCTAAAGCCTTACCAAGGGCGCCGCTCAAGTTGATCCAGTCTACTTCTTGGGTTTCCATTGCCAAGTTGGTGATCTGGATAGCCGGCACTTCTTGTGGCGTGGCGACGATGCGCACGCTTTCAGGCGTGACGGTCGCAGGAACAAGCGCAGCGCCTTCGCCGACGCCTGCTGCTGTGAGGTTGTTCAACTCTGCAAATTTATACGCAACAAAACCTTCGCGTACGTTGCAGATGTCGAGAAGATTGGCTTGGTCGCCCATGCTTTGCTGCAAGACGCCGCTCATTAGCTCGTGAGGGATTAAGCCCGCTAAGCTGCTAGTAGTCGTTGACATGTTTGGTTCCTTTATCCGTAATGTCGTTTTAAATATGCTCGCTGCTCTGCTCGGGTCATCGTTGCAATCTCTTGCGCCGTCGCCTTGCCGCCATTGCTCACAGCGGTAACACGTCCAGCGCTCGGTTGTGCGCCAATGGTCCGAGGCATAACAGCGGGCGCTGTTTGTGCCTGTAATGACTCGGCAAGCGATACCGCACTCTCGTAGGCTTCAAGGTTAGGCGATTCGCCAAACTGCTGTTGCAGATGCTCACGCACTGTATCGGGCAGATTCTCAAAGCGCCGGTCTAAGCTTTGCCTATGCTTGTCGCTAAGGCTGTTTAGCTTAAGGCTGTTAGCTTCGAGCTTGGCTAAGAGGTCGGCGGCTTTCGCCTCGGCTTCTTGTGCTAGCTCTTGATAACGCCCCTGCGCTTCTTTCTCTGCTCGGTCCCTATCCGCTTGCGCCGTTTCTAGCTGTGCTAGTCGCTCTTCGGCAGATCGTGCTCTTTCCAGAGCGGACTGCCTGCGGGCAATAGCCTCGTTCAGTTCGTCACGGTTTACGGTTTGTACAGTCGCGTCCGCTACTGTTTCGGCGCCGTCCAGCACCTGGCTTGTTTCGGTCATCGTTAGACCCTCCTCTTCCTATCGCCGCTTTATGCGGTCGTCAAATACCTCTTGTAGCTGATTGATAGCGCGCCGCATGATCTGCTGGCGGCGCTTGCTGTTCTTCGATCCCAGACCAAACCAAGGGCGCAGCCTGTTGGTGTAGCTTGCCTTTTCGCTCGGTAGCGCTTGCGGATGCCCAGAGAAGAGCGGTCCCTGCTTCCTGCCTCGGGTTGCGCTCGGGTTGCGCCTTGGTCCCGTGCCTGGTCGCTTGCCTGCCCTGCGCTTTGATGCTGCAGCGATGGCGTAGAATGACCGCCGGGTCTGCTCGTCTAGTTTCGGCCAAGCCTTAGCCAGCAGCGTTTTGCCCTCGGGTCGCACCGTGTCGTTAAATGCTAGCGTCACGCTGTTAGCGGTTTCGCCTGTAGGCTGCAGCGCCTTGAACATGTTGCCGGTGTCGGTCATGTCTACCTTAGTGCCTCGACCGGCTGCCTTGCGCACCTTAGCGTAGAGCTTGCTGTACGGCTTGAACCTGCGCCCGTTCTTGTCTTTGCTTAGGTCCTGCGTCTCTACCTGTATGCGGCTCTTTACTGTCTCACCGATCAGGCGCATCGCTTGTTTGCCTGGCGGGTCTTTGAGAAAGTCAAAGTCAAAGGTGCCCTCTAGCTTCATGCCCCACGTCATAACAGCCTCGCAGCTTCTTGGTTTAGCTCTTCGCCGTCTCGCTGGAAGATACGGCGCCCGTCGTCGCGTGCGTCCTGCAAGCTGGTGGCGATTAGGTTATGGCGACAACGCCAGCCGCCAAGGCTCGGGATAACCGGCGGCTGCCTGCCGTCTTTGTCTCGCAGCTTGCGAATGTTGCTATACTTCGGGTCGTTGCCGATGGCTGCTAGGTCATCGAGCGTGACGACCACGCCTTGCATCAGACGGCAAAACGGGCGCGTCGTGGCGATGGTCGTGCCTTGGTAGATGAAGTACCGCACGCCCGCCTCGCTGGCTTCGATGATCTGGATCTGCCGCACCATGCTAGAGAGCGCAGTTGAGACGGCGCTGCTTGACCAGTTAAGCCAGCTTTTAAAGTCTGCTTCGAGCGGTGCCGTTAGCCTGATGCTTGCGCGCCCCGGTCCTGCAATTCCTGCCACTAGATCGTTGATCGGCGCGTTGGTGAGCATGGCAGCCTCGACCGTCTCTTGGATTCGCCCAGTCATCGTGAACCAAGCGTTGTCTAGGTTGCGTGTCATGTTCGAGGCAAAGGCGGCTAGGCTGCTTTCGCTTACCGCTAACTGCTCGGCGTTGCCGTCTGCCTCTTGCTCTAGCTCGGTGGCTAGGTCGCTGTAGAGATTGCGCACGGTGCTTTGAAAGCCTAGCCGGTTTAGCTCGTTCGTTAGGCGCTGCCGCATCAGCACCGAGCGCTCTAGATTCTGCCTAGTCGTCTCTAGCCTGCCCTCGTCGGTGTCTAGTTCTACGATCAACTCGGCGGCGAACGCTTCGAGCCTGTCGATCTGACGGCGCAGCGTGCGCTCGAAGTCGTTAGCTATGCGCTCGTCGTCAATCGCCACGCTTTACGCCTCGCCGTCGCCAACGATACCTAGAGCAGCTTCTGCCAGCCCTTGCCCTGCAGGTCTGATCTGCGCCCGGTTGGTGTCGATGTTAGCCGCTAGCCGGTCTTCGGCTTCTTGCTCGCTGATGCTCAGCGCCCTCGCCATAGCCTGCGCAGCCGTTAGCCAGTTCTTGCTAACGTCGTGATCAAGCACGCGCCGCTGCGCTTCGTCGTCGGTCGGTATGGTGGTCGGTCCCGGTCGCCAGACCATGCGCGTTGATTCGTCCAGCGGCGTGTCGCCGGTGATCGGTGCGTAGGTGTTCCAGACTGCCCGTGCGATGTTCCAGGCGTCGTCTTCCTCTAACCGCTCGTAGCGGTTGATCGACTGCGCTCGGGCTAGCTCGCTCTCTAGATTCTCGACCTTGAGCGCCACGCCTGATAGCTGCGGGCGATTCTTCGGCGCCCAGCTTGACGGTGGCAGCCCTAGCCGCTGCGCTTGCTGTAGTAGGTAGTCCTGCAAGAGCTCGACGTGCTCTGACAGTCTGCTGTCTGCTGTGATGCTCTGCAGGCTTTCGCCCTCTTCGAGCACCGACACGCCGCCGGGCGTGATGTTCAAAGCGCCACGGGCTCGCTCGGTGTCTAGGGCGGTGGCGACGTAGGAGCCGTAACCGCTGGTCTGGGCTCGCATATTGATGTCGCACCAGGCGCCGTTGATAGCGTCCTGGCTGTGCAGCAGATCGACCGGCGGTCGAGGATAGACGACGCCGTGCCCTTTCTCTCGCTGAATCCAGACCATCGGCAGCACGGTGCGCCCGTCTGCGTCTTTGATCGGTGCGGTAAAGTCCATAGCATCAGGCAGGGCGCCAAGCTCTAGCGTGCCATCTTCTCGCACGACCACGGCTTGCCAGTCTTCGCGCCCGTCTTCGTCGACGCCTCGCCAGTAGGCTAGAAAGCGCCGGTTGGTCTGGTTGTAGCGCACGCCCTTGTCGGTCGCTAACTCGATCAGCACGGCGTAAGCTGCGCTGATGTCGTCTGGTCGGTCCACGTCCGGCACAATGTGCACTAGATGCGGCTGCACTACGTTGCACTCGATGCGGTTGCGAAAGGTGTTCCACGACCAAAGCATAAGCCCAGCGCCGAACAGGTGAACCGTGCGGTCTAGCCGTTGCCAGACTTCCCAGTAGGCAGCGTCTCGCTGCAGCTTCTCGAAGGCTTCAAGCTGTGCCGGGTCGTCTACGGCGTCGCCGCCCTCTGCGGTCATCAGCGTCCTAGCTGCTGGCGTTAGGTAGACCGTCGCTTGCTGGTCGATCCAGCGACGCAGCACAGGCAGCACCATGTTGGTCGGCATGCGCTTCCACGTCTGCGGGAACTGCTTCTGCAGTTGAGCCGTTAGCCCTTCTTGCTGCTCGCCTAGATAGTAATCGTTCAGCATCTCGCAGCCATGGCGGTAGCCGTAGGGGCGCCATTCGCTGCTTAGTTCGAGCACCTGCTTTACCCAGTCGGCGCGGCTTGTAATAGCGCGCTGGCTGATGTCCTGCATTAGCTGCTGGGCTGGTCCGTT